CTAAGAAGGCACCAAGCAAAGCTAAGTCTTCACCTAAGCCCGCAGCCAAGGATGAAGACGAAGATGATGATTCTGACGATGATGAGGATGATGGATCTGACGACGAAGACGATGAGGAAAGTTCAGATGATTCAAATGACGAAGATTCTGAGGATGATGAAGACGAAGATGATGAGCCTGCTACTAAGAAGCAAAAAACTGCAAAGGAATGTGGTATCACCCTGGGCATGAAGGTCAAACATTCTGAACTTGGTGTGTGTGAGGTAACTCACATTTCAGGGGACGGGACTTCCTTGAAGCTGAAGGACAAGAGTGGTGAAACCCATATGGCTCAAGCTCCTGAAGATTGCACGCCGATGAAGAAAGAAGAAGCTCCTGCGAAAGCGAAGAAAGAAGAAAAGAAGCCTGAAAAGAAGGAAGAGAAGCCCAAGAAGAAAGCAGCAGTTGCAGACGACGACGATGAATGGTAATCGTTTAATCGTTTAACTATCCAGGTAGGGAAAAACTCCCTACCTCTTTTTTTGGAGTGATTATGAAATACACACAAGAAGATCTGAAAAAAATGAATTTTTTGGCTAAGCTACTTTTTACTTTTACAACCCAAGACGAAAAACTATATGAACAACGTCCGACAATCTTGGAAAATGGAATAGAGGCAGCTGTTGTAAGTCTAACTCAAATAGTAATTACAAAAAATGATACTATTTTTGCAAATGCGAAAGAAGTTCTTGAAGACTTGAATAAGTATTTGCTCCAGCAACATGCAAATATTAAAGCCTATAAAGAAAAACAAAAAAAAGAATTGAATTCTGGAGATGAACAAAATGTCTGAAGTGCAAGAATTAATTAATGCTCCTGCTGAGCAACAAATCAATCCAGAAGATTTGCTTTCGTCTGGTTGTACTTTGTTTAATATTTGTGCGACTGGTAGTCCAAGAGGAGCTTTTATAAAAGGACATTACATCCATTTTGTAGGCTCTTCTGGATCTGGAAAGACTTGGCAAGCTCTTACAATTCTCGCAGAAGCCGCCAACAACAAAAACTTTGATGACTATGATTTGATCTACGATGGCCCAGAGAATGGGGCTTTTGATACTATCTTTAAGTACTTTGGCAAAAAGCTAAAAGATAGGATTGTTAATCCTAAGCTTGGAAAAGATCTTCAAGAAGCATCTAAAACCACTGAAGATTTTTATTTCACTTTACACAATCTTCAAAAGCAAAAAAAGAAATTTGTTTACGTTCTGGATTCCATGGATGCATTGGATTCAGAAGCAGACGCCGCGAAGCTGGAAGAAGACGCTTCCAAGCACGCCAAGGGGAAGAAAGTCGAGAAGGGAAGTTACGGAACTGGGAAAGCCCGAGACAATTCCAAGTATCTTCGATCTATCATAAACGCATTGAATGACACTGGATCGATTCTGATTGTAATTAGTCAAACTCGTAAGAACATTGGAATAGGGGCGATGTTCAATCCAGAAACTTACTCTGGTGGAGATTCTCTTACTTTCTATTCTCATATGAGAATTTGGACTAAGATCAAAAAGACTCTGAAAAAAGATATCAAGGGAAAGAAGTACGTGTATGGAAATCTGCTTCAGTACACTATCAAGAAAAACAGAATTGAAGGATGGGAAGGAAGTATCGATATTCCTTTTCTAAAGCGATCAGGATTAGATGACGTTGGTGCTTCTGTTAACTATCTTTTAAACGTCAACCATTGGAAAAAGTCTGGCGGGAAAGTCGATGCCACGGAACTTGGTCTCAAACTGGATCCAGAAAGTTTAGTGCAGGAAATTCAAACTAAAGGACTAGAAAAACAATTAAATAAAATTGTTCGTGTTGTCTATAAAGACATTGAAAAACAATGCACAGTAATTAGAAAGAAGAAATATGAATAGGTCAAAATAGGAAAAGTAGTATTGCCATCGAGACGCAAACTGCTAGAATCATAGGGACGTTAAGTTTCTGTTGTGTCCTTTACCAAAAAGGTGGTTTATGTCAGAATTGAAAGCTCCTGTGAAGATTCTCCAAGCGATTGCTGAGCCGATCCGGTTGAAGATCGTCACTCTCTTGGCTGTGAACAAGGAGGGACTGCATGTCAACAAGATCGCAGAAGAATGCGGAATTCCGTTCGTGAATGTGTCACATCACTTGAAGGTGCTCGAAGTCGCCGACGTGATTGTCAAACAAAAAGACGCGCGTTCTGTGATTTCTACACTGAATCCGGAATACTGGAATCCGTCAAACAAGGGTGATACTTGCGGGTATCTTGCGTTTGGCGGGTTCAAGCTGGCTCTCCCAGCTGCCAACAGTGGCGAAACTGCTCCTGCCAAGGCAAGTAAGCCGCCGAAGAAGGGCAAGCCCAGTCCCCCACCGAAGGCTGAAGACGAAGACGAAGACGAAGACGATGACGAAGACGAAGAATAATCTGTGAACTGGCTACCTGGTCGCGATGCTAACTAGCATTGGTCTCAAAACGCATTATCTTTTGACGGAAAGATAATGAACAAGGGAGGGGCTTGTCAGGTAGCCTTTTGCGGAAGTGGCCCAACTGGCAGAGGCGACAGTCTTAAGAACTGTAAAGTGCGGGTTCAAATCCCGCCTTCCGCATTACTGGTGAGATCATGGGAAATAGCTGGCTACTGCTTGATTGTAATTCCATTTCTTATGTAGCTTATTACGCTATATCAAAAGAACTCACATTTGAAAACATTCGGACAGACGTGATCTATGGATTCATGTCTTTGTCACTTCAATTGATAAACGAGTTTTCTGATCACATTCCGCTGTTCTGCTGGGATCATGGATTCGGAAAAAGGAAAACACTCTATCCAGGATACAAAGCCAAGCGGGATCTCCTGCCACCAGAAGAACTTAAAAAACGAGAAGAGTTTAAAGATCAAATAGAATTGATCAAATTTAAATATCTTCCTGAAATGAAAGTTACAAATAACTTTTATGCTGACGGATACGAAGCTGATGATATTATAGCTTCTTTAGTTAAGAACTTAAAACCAAAAGACTCTGCGATAATTGTTTCTGGGGATCAAGATCTTTATCAATTGTTGAGGGACAAAGTTCATATCTTTTGTCCAAGATATCGCACACTGACAACCAAGGGAAAGTTTTTGGCAAAGTATGGGATCCCTGTTTCCCAATGGGCTTTTTATAAAGCTCTTGCTGGCTGCACGTCAGATTGCATCCCGGGATGTCCTGGAATCGGCAGCAAAAAAGCCATTCAATTTATCAAAGATGAACTTCCGAATCCTGCGAAGATAGAACACTTTTTGCAAACTGACACATACAAATTATTTAAAAAATTAACTACTGTGCCATTAGAAGGTTGCCCTGAGTTCTCTCCGGTCATAGAAAACATCAGTACTCGTGACTGGAGAAAGTTGGCTTCCAGATTGGGAATGCAGACACTACGGAGAAAGTTAAATGGCCAAGGGCGGACAGTTTGAACGGGACTTCGCAAAAGCCCTTTCTCTTTGGTGGACCAAAGACGAACGTGATGATATCTTTTGGCGAACAGCTGGCTCTGGAGCAAGAGCTACGGTTCGCACGAAAAAAGGACAAAAGACTTTAGGTCAATACGGTGATATCACTGCTACAGATCCAGATGGAAAGATTCTAATTGATAACATTCTTTTCGAATTAAAGAACGGTTATCCGGAAGCTGAGATCGAAAAGCTCATCAATTACAGTTCAACAAAAGCAAATGCAGGAATAGGAACTGATCTCTATTCCAAGTGGATCATGAAATGTGAAAAGTCTTGTGAGGCTTCGGGGATTCCTGGATGGATGATCGTTCACAAAAGATCAAACCGAGAGCCAATCATCACCATGAACATAGATGCTTATTTAAAAATATCAACAAACAGAAAGTTTACTGTAAACATAACGCCAAAGTTTTTGATTCAATTGAAAGATAATGTTATTTATCAAACAATTAGAATGGAACAATTGTTTGAAATAGACTCTGACCAGGTGCGGAAATGCTTACAAAACTAAAAATAAAAAACTTTCAAAAGCACCATTCCTTATCAATTGAGTTTGATAATGTCACAACAATCATCGGCACTAACGGGGCTGGCAAGAGCAGCATTATTCGGGCTCTCGATTTTGTGTTCAATAATCAACCAAGAGGCACATCTTTTATTACTCACGGAGAGACAGAGTGTGAGGTTAAGGCGAAGCTTGATGATAGAGTGATCAAGCGGGTAAGAGGCAAGGTAAACGAATACTACCTTGATGATAAGAAGTTCGCTGCTTTTGGATATGAAGTTCCAGAAGAAATAAAAAACTTCATCAATATTAATGAACTTAATATTCAAAAGCAACTGGACTCTGCACTTTGGTTTCATCTTTCGCCTTTAGAGATCAGTAGAAAGTTAAACAAGATTGTGAATCTTGATCTAATAGATCTTGTTTTGAAAAATGTGGCAGAACAGCTCTATGCTGCTAATCACACAATCAAACACACTGATTCTCAAATAACACAAACTCAAAAATTCCTGGATGAAAACAAGTGGGTTTTAGATGCAGAGGAAAAAGTCAATGAAGTAAGAGAAAAACAAAGACAGCTGCGGGAAGCCAAACAACAACAAAATGACATTAAGGACTTGAATAGAAGGATAGTAGAACTCCTACAGAAAATTAAAAAAGTACCTGATATCGACTTTCAGAGCCTGGACAATAAAATAGCCGAGTTGCAGATAGCCAAACAGCAGCTGTTCGCAATTGATTCAATGATTAAAGCTTGGAAAAAGACTGAAGATGGCCTAGACTCAGCATCAGAAGCTTTGATTGAATCAGAAGCAGAACTGAAGAACTTACAACAACTGGAGTGTCCATTATGCGGAAAGTGAAGAAGCCAAAGAAGCCGGTTCCTATTGCACTTTTTTGCTCGGACATTCATTTGTCTGATGAAGTTCCATCTGCTCGGGCAGAAACTGCGGAAGAGTGGCGAACAGTTCAATACAATTATCTACAACAGATGATTGAAATTGCAGTGAAGAACGACGTTCCGATTTTCATTGCAGGGGACATATTTCATACTCCAGAAGTTTCGTTGAAACTTCTCAATGGAGTTATGCTCAATTTTACTAATGCTCCTACTATTTATGCAATCGCTGGCAATCACGACTTGCCGCATCACAATTATAATAACATCTACAATTCCGCGTACGGTTCTTTGGTTATTTCAGACAAGATTATAAATATCGGAATCCATGAAACCATTGAAATTCACTTCCGGCGAAAGCGTTTGAAGGCGTGGGGATTTCCATACGGTACTGATTTAATTGGAATTGAGAAAGACCCAGATATATGCAACATTGCATTGGCTCATAAGTTCTGCTGGTTTGGGAAGAATGGTCACAAGAAAGCCGATGAGCAGAATCGAGCTGATCAACTGGCAAAACAACTCGAGGGTTTCGACGTTGCAGTATTCGGTGACAATCACATTGGCTTTTTACACGAACGGGACATCGACGTTTTCAACTGCGGTTGCATGATCCCACGGCGACTACCTGAGCAACTACTCACTCCGCAAGTCGGCTTGCTTTATAGTGATAATAGAATTAAAGCCATTCCTTTGGATAATTCAAGGGACAAGTGGAAAGACAAAATCGAACTTCCGGAAAATCCAGCTACGTCTAGCTTAGACGTTTATTCCATTTTCGAAGGAATGGAAAATCTTCCAGCTGAATCTAAAGTTGATTTCGCTGAACGTGTTTTTGAATTGATTGAACAGAATGATATCAGGGAAGAAGTTAAGTCCATTGTTTTAAATACGTTAAACAATGTGAAAAGGGAATTGGTATGAATGATTTCGATTTAGGAATCAATCCGGTTACTGGTGACAAAATGGGAACCAGATATTCCGGCTTGTGCATGCACCCAGGATGCTACAAAGTGGTTCTGCATGGAATCCTTAACGTATGCGGAAAAGATCATGGTGGCGGCGATCATGGTTGCGGAAAGTATTTCTGTGAGGAGCATCTTCTTCACCAAGGCATTTGTTGGGAATGCTACATGTCTGGATTTCGATACGTATATCAACTAACACAAAGAACACAAAAAGCAAAATGTGAGGATGAAATAAATGGCAACAATGACTCTACAGGAATACCAAACGATTCGGCAGAAGTGGGACAAAGCGAAACTAGCACAGGCCAGAATCGAAGGTGAGCTGAAGAACCTGAAGGATACGGCCAAGCGTACCTACGGCGTGAATTCTCTGAAAGAGCTGGAAGAAAAAGCAAAGCAGACAAATGAACTTGTTGAAAAACTCAACAAAGAAATTGATCAAGATTTGGAAGAGATTGAAAACCTTATGAAAGGCACACAATGAGTGTGTTAGAAAGATTTGAAAAAATCAAAAGTCAATATGAATACAATGAATTGAAACTGAAAGAACTGAAAGAAAACAAAACGCAAGCAATCCAAGAAGCAGCTGACATTGAACAAGCTCAAATTCTGTTTCAAAAAACAGCGGCAGCTATTCAAAAAGAAGTGCATCAAAAAATTTCTACTCTGGTCACTCGCTGCATGAAAGCAGTGTTCGAGGAGGATTTTGAATTCAAAATTAATTTTGAACAAAAGAGGGGAAAGACTGAAGCAGAACTAATAATCAAAAAAGAAGGAAACGAAGAAGATCCTTTGTTTGGTTCTGGCGGTGAATTGGATGTTGCTTCATTTGCTTTACGGCTTTCTGCCTTGCTTTTGCAGCAGCCACCGCTTAGAAGAATATTGATCCTGGACGAACCTTTCCGCTGTGTAGATGCGAAAAAGCGTCCTAGACTAAGGAAGTTGTTAGAATCTTTGAGTAGTGAACTAGGAATTCAAATAGTAATTATTACTCATGATCCTAACTTTCAAATAGGCAAAGTAATCACAATTGGAGAATCCAATGACGAAGGTGAAAACAATGAAGACTCAGAAGGAAATTGAAGAAGCTCTTGAGCAGCGAACGGGGGTTTCGAAAAAAGAAGTGAAGGCAGTTCTGCAGGAATTGCAAAAACTGATCCTTCAGGACATTTTGAAGAAGAGTGGGGGAGAGATCAAGCTCAAGGGTTTCATCAAGTTCGCCACAAAGAAAAAGCCAGCAGTTAAGGGAGGAGTTAAAAAGATCAATCCCTTAACCAAACAAGAATATGTCACAAAAGACAAAAAAGCCAGTCTAAAGTTATCTATACGACCATTAGGTAACTTTGCGAAAGATTTAAAGTCTTTCAATTTGAATTAAATTTACGAATCTGGCAGCTTGCTTTTTGTAAGCAAGCTGCTAGAATTTCAATAACAGGGGGAGTAGAAGTCCTGGAACGCTTCTACTCTTTCGGTTCCCAGCTGGGTTACTCGTTGTAACCCAGCACATATTGCAGAGTAGAGAAGCGGTCTATCTCGTCAGTCTCATAAACTGAAAATCGTTGGTTCGAATCCAACCTCTGCAACTCGCCTATTATCTTGAAAGGACTAAGATGAAAAAGGTAATGTGTTTTTCATTGGCACTGGCAACGATTGCTTTTTCTTGCTCTTCGGCAGATGCTTTCTTCCGACGATGCAAGAAGAAGCACGCCAACCAATCACAATCTTGTGAAACTCAAACTGTTCAAGCTCCAGTTGTGCAATCTTGCTCAAGTTGCAATCAAACTGTGAGTCAGCCAAAGCTCGCTCCGGTTCAAGTGGTCTCTACTCCTGTTGTTCGACAGGTTCAGTACATTCAATCTTCAAATTGCGTCAATGGCGTTTGCACTAAGTAACTTGAATCATTAATCAATTGACTGTTCCATTACACAGTACTTGGGTCTCTAGCAGATCAATTGATTATGAGTTGTGTTTGAATACGTTTGTAAGTTTGTTGGGCGATGAGCTTACAAGCAAGGATTCCTTAAAACATAATGATCGTTTCATTATGCTTTTATGCTTGGTTCGACTCCAAGAAACACAAATTGTTAGATCTTTGTTTTACATGAAAGCTGCCTATGCAAGTTCGGATCTTCTACCGGAATTTCAAAAAGTTTTGTCATGGTTTATCGCATGTTGGATTAGGCAACAATGCTATGTTGACAGCAAAATCTCTCAAAGGAATTGGGATCGATTGTCGGGTTGAAGGCGTAGATACTCCTGATCATATTGCGACAGTTCTCCGCACTGCTCCTCAGACGACGCATGCGATCGTTGAAGCAGCATTTTTCGGAATTGATGCGGCTTCAAAGTTGAGTCAGGAATTTCCTGAAATTGAATTCGTTTACCGAAATCACAGTCAGATTGCTTTTTTGCAAGTTGAGCCGGGAGCTATCAACTGGTTCCGGGATTTTGGCAAACTGCAAGAAATGACTTTGAATGTTCGTTTATCTGGCAATAACGAACGTTTTACAAATTGGTGGGAAGCTTCCTACAATCAGCGTTGCTTGTATTTACCAAACCTGTACCCTTTGATTGACCGAACCAATTCCAAGATCGTCCGGCATTCTCCACTTCGTGATACCATACGCATCGGTGCTTTCGGATCATTACGATTGTTGAAGAATTTTACTACTTGTGCGGCAGCTGCACAACTGATTGCCCGAAGACTTGATCGAAATTTAGAATTCTATATGAATGTTGGAAGAACTGAAAATGGCGGAAAGGTCATTGTTGACGCAGTCAAAAATATGTTCAAGAATCTACCTTGGGCAAAACTGGTAGAGATTGATTGGCAAGATTGGACCCAGTTCCGGCATACGATCGGACATATGGACCTAACATTGCAATCAAGCTTTACAGAAACATTCAATATCGTAACTGCTGACAGCATCGCCGAAGGAGTTCCCGCCGTTGTTTCTCCAGCAATCGAATGGGTTCCTCGGCACTGGCAAGCTGAATGCGATGACGCAGAAGCGATAGCACAAGTAGGGACAAATTTGATTCTCGACAATCGAGCTGCAGACGCGGGATTACAAGCTTTGAAGCTTTACCAACGCAATGCCCTGACTACTTGGAAAGAATACCTGAAGGTGTGAAATGCTTATGCAAATAGGCTCAATTTGTGCTAGCAGCAAATTCATAGGAAACATCCAATTTCGGATGTAAACGGGAGAAGTTTCAGGGGAAACTTCTCCCGTATTTATTTTAACACCATCCAACATATCCAGGAGTTTCTGAAGAAAGATTTGAGTGGAACTCCGGTCCGAGATCGACACCAAAGTACTTTGCCAGTTCTCTGCCTATAGCTTCACCTTCTTTTTCTCTTTTGAAATAATTATCATGCCAGAACAAATGCTCGTAGGCATGATAGCGATCTGGACCAAAGAAGTTTGGTCCGACTGCTTCTCCTGCTAAGTGATTAACTACTATTTTACCAATTAAGTTTTCAGCTGCATCCGGCCATCGCTCTCTTGGAATCAAACTGAGAGCATTGATCCAAGTTGGAACGTGCATGAATATAATTTCAGATCTACATGGAAAGTGAGTTCGATTCTTTCCGTACCAACATAAATGCATTGCCGTTTTCTTATCCATGGCATGCATAAAATTGACAGTCTCTTGGAACCATTCACCTTTAGTGATAAAAGCTCTCATACTCAATTTAGCAAGATACTCAAAACCATTCTTGTGAGCCCAAGCTAAGCCATTGTGAAACGCGGATAAGTCTCCACCAGAGTGAAGTAGTCTGTGATTCTCGTTACTTATTCGAAAATCAATTACATTTGATTCACAGAACTCCAGGAGCTCCAGATACCTGTTTTGCCCGACTTCGGGAGATTCTGTTTTATTATGTGCATTCCAGGTGTGGTCATCGTTGACCAGCATCGGGATTCCGCCCAACAGTTGCTGATTCAAAGCATGCTGAAAACGAACTGCTCCAGGCATTCCAAAGTGCCCGACAACTATTCCCAATCTTTGTCCAAAATGAATCCGTTCTTTGTTTATGTATTTGTGTGCTCTGATAACGTTGGCACGATTCGGAGTTCCACTGAAGTGTTTGATTCCTCGGAATTCTCGAAATTCGTCTCTATTATCAGTTGACCAAAGCATTACTTCTTTTTTGGTCAATTTGAAAACAGTATCCCCAGCCCTTTGATGAATTCTATGTCGGATGTAGTCCTGTTCTGCAGTGTGATGCTTTGGAAAATTTTTATGATTAAAAGGATAATCAAGAATAAATTTCCATTTCTTCGGAATGACCATCAAGCCAGAATTATAATGTGGAGTTTCGTTTGCTTCCATTGTGTTGTACTGGGTGAGCAATGAAACTAATCCTCTTGTGAGTCTGTATTTATCACTGATATCGTTTTCGAAAGTTTCTTCCCGAATTCCGATTCTGTCTTCTGGAACTAATTCAAAAACATTAACGCTTTTTGGACCAAACAGAACATCGCAATCTACAAAACAAATTCTATCATAATCATTAAAAAATTGTTGAATTTTACATTTAGTTAGAAGTGGATGCTTGGGATCTGGCAATTCTCTGAAGATAATAAACTCTGCTCCGACTCTTGCGGAATATTCTTCCATGCTTGATTTTGTTTGTTCGAAAATCTTTTCTGATTCTATTCCGGTCACCCACGTAATCAACGCTCTTCGTTCGCTCATTATGATATCCCGCCTGAATAAAACGGTTCCCCTGAATCAACATATTCCGTACAGGTTTGACAGTAAACTCCGGGAACTGCAGGGAGGCTTTTCTCACAAGCATGAGCACATCTCCACCCGCGACAACCGGTTTTGAATTCAGTTCTTTTTTCTAAAAATTCACATTTGTTTGGTCTTTTAGTTTCTTTTAGATCAATTTGTGTTGATATGTCTTTTGTTTGGGAAAGCTCCATCAGTTTAGCTTGAGCTTTCCATAAATCTTGATAGTACTTGCAAAGGTTAGGATGCAAGCCTCTTCCATTCCAAACTTCGAATTGGAATGAAGTCAATTCTCTTTTTAGTTCTTCTACATATACAGTACTCATGGACTTACCACAACTTTAATTGTTCCAATAATTGTTGAGGTTCCGGTATCTGGACCTGGATCACAACAAAGAGTTGAACCGTTGAAACCTGACCAAACAAGATTCAAAGTGAATTCAATATCAACAGGAGGGCCGCAATTAACTACTGTGGCCGTGCCGCCCGCAGCCAAGTCAGGGGACCAAGCCATTGAAATCTGAAAAACATAAGTACCGCTAACATTAACACAAGAAAAATCACATTGAATGTCAGGCGGACAAGAACCTGTTCCAGTGCCGAAACCAGTGCCCTGCCACGTAGCACCACTGATGTAGTTCATCGCCATACCTGAGCCAGTCATTGCATCGCAAAAGCCGGTCAGTTTGGTAATTGCAGCGTGCAGAGTTGATGGAAATAAACTCGTATCGCAGGGACATCCGCCACCCCCGCAGCATTCCGGACAGGATCCCATCGTGAATGAACTTGGCCAAGTCATTAAGGAATCTCTTCAAGTTCAATTATTCTTCCTGCAAATTCATGTGTGCAGTCTGACAGATATTGAATTTTTCCATCAGTAACATAAAAATGACAAATTCCACATTTGTATGGAGCTGGCTTTCCGGTTCGCTCTTCGTAATTACACCAGCAATCTGATCCTTTGAAGTCTGAAGTCTTGCATCCAGATTTTATTAATAAAGAAGGTCTAAACGTAGGATATTTCAAATCACCATTAAAAAACCAAACTGGTCTGTTATCACCAGTTTGGATATTATAAGAATGATTTTCCTGACAGCCAGGGCAATAGAAGATAAAGCCTATTGTTTTATCTTCTTTATTTAAAATTGGTATTAGCTTCATTATTTCCTTACGGGCAAGCTGTTCCAGTACTCAAATCAACATTCACATTTTGAGCAGGAACCGTAACAGTTCCAGAGATCGCACAACTGCCAGCTGTTCCACTGATCGATCCAGACTGAGACGGAATAGTTACTGAGATAACGCCATGCAGAGGGAACGGACCCAAAGCGACTGCACTGCTGCTTGGAGTAACTACAAGCAACATTCCAATAGATTCATCATCAACTAAGTAGTAAGTTCCAAGAGTTTTGGTCAGAGTACAACCAGATGCACTTGTATCAATTTGACCATTCCAAGTCACTGAACTGATAGACGGTTTGTCAGGAACATTACTGCCAGAATATCCATATCCTACGGGAGGAGTATACACAACTGTGTACACTGGATATATAGTTGCATTAACATCATCTAAATGTGTTGTTGTGAATTTGCCAATATAACGAGAACCTTTTACTAAAGGTTCATCGTTAATAGCTTCTATCCAAATAAAAAGTTCAGGATCGTATACAGTTGCATCTGTAAACTTATTATCTGTTTGTTGATCTGGGAAATCTGGATTTCGGTATGTAACGGTTCCGGGATAGTACTGGCCCACTTTTGGGCCAGTAACTACCACAAATAATGATTCACTTACATCAGGATTTTCCGCAGGTATGTACTGCGAACTGATTTCCATTTTCTCGATCTTCCGAACTCCTCGGAAGATTCGATCCATGGTATTCTGCGAAATTCCCATATTACGTAGGACTTTCGTTTGTGTAAAGCATTACGGTCAAACCTTGTCCAATTGTACCGCCGCCAGCTGTTGCGGTAATGTTGATTTCGTACACATCTCCAGAAACATAACCAGTACTGCTAAATGTTCCTACAACTGTATTAAACGCAGTTACAGTGTTATTAAAAGTAATTGGAGAAGAAAGAACCGATGATCCATTCTTCAACAAGTCAACAACAACTGTAGCAGCTCCAACGCAGGGAACAGCCAAAGCAGCAAAGAACGAAAAAACAGAACCAGAGCCAAGCGGAATGTGAATTCCAGTTCTTTCTGAAACTACGGCGGTTCCGTACTTCTGTGCATATTTGCACGATCTTTGTTGCTGAAGTTTGTTATACGCAATTGGACCAGCACTTGCTGTAATTTGTGTATCGCCTACGCAACTTGATGGAAGAGTCAAACTTCCAACACGCAAATTGCCAATGATATTTACATCACCGTCAATTACGTTACCTAAACCATTAGCCATTTTTATACTCCTTTTTTCAAAATAATATTTAAATCAGCAATAGGATAAACCCAAAACTGATTATACCTTGGACGAAGAGGAGGATCAGTGTTTTTCTTGGGAATGTCAAGTTTGTTTCCCAAGCCATCTAATAAAACTGGCTTTGTTGGTTTACCGCCAGTTGGAGAAGAAATCGGAACCTTTTTTCTTGGGAAAGCTCCATCAATAACTCTATATTCATTGTATCCAGCATCAAGCAATTCTAACAACCATGTTTGTCCTGGATTGATGGTTACCGAATTTCCAAAAAATCCAGTAAAATCAGTCAGGTTTGCCAAGAAAGCTTCTTCATCTTTCTTTCTGTCTACTGGAACGAACCTTCCTTTTCTTGGATTCCATTGCTTAATTGGAATTAAATTTTTAAATCTAATTTTGTAATTAACTCTCCAATATATCAATCCTCCTAATTGCTTCTGAGTAGCTTTCGGCGGATAACATTGAGCAGTATATGGATATTGTCCAAAAAACATTTTACTGTTCAAAGCAAAAGCAAACTGTTGTGCTTTCACAGGACTAAAGTCTAATTGATTTCTTTGCAAATGCAAAACAGGCCGTGCAATATCAATTTGCGGTGCCGGATCATAGAGATCCCCCGCAGAGTTAATAAACGGTTGAGAATTTAAGTCTAATGGCAATGCCTCTTTTGTTACTTCAAAATCCCAATCCAGAACAGCAGGCTCTAATTCTGGATTGTTTGAGTTTCCATCTTTTCTTGATGGAAACGCATTGTTTCCGTCGGCAGACTTGTTGTTAAGTTCAGTTGAATATTTAACTGTTACAAGCCAGTTCTGCCAATCATCATCCTTTTCTTTTTTTGCATCCAATCCGACCACCACCGCACTCAAATCATACTCGTAGTTGCCAGCAGAGAAATAAGGTGTGTATGGTCCAGGAATTCCAGGACAACGACAAACCGTTTCTGGGCCTACACGAGGATCCAAAACTCTCACTCTGAAAGTTTTAGTGTATTCTCGTTTGTATATATCATTAGCATCAAAAATACTTCCTTCGTTTGAGCTCATGATTTCATTAGCATAAGCTGCATACGGATACGGTGGCGGATGAAATATTGCCATGTTATAATCCAAATTCACTTAAAAATTCTTTAGTAGCGACGCCCTTAATTGCATCAAAAATCTTCTGCTGCACTTCTTTTTGTTGCTCTTGCACAAGTTTAGCTGCTTCAATAACTGCCAAAGTTCTTTCCTGAATGTTCATAGTTTGCATTGTAACATTCGCGTTTACAATGTCCTGAGCTGTTCCTGAGCCATACGCCGCAGTAGTAGGCTGGTGATCCAGAAACTCTTTCATATCATGTTCAAGAGCTTTATAAAAATCAAGAACTCCAATCTTATATTCTTTTTCATCGATTAATGGTCCAAACTGACCTTGTTTTTGTGCTGAAAAATTCAAACGAGCTATGCCCTTGCCGAACTTTTCATAAGCAGAAGTCCCAGTGTCAATTTCTTTATTGATCTTCTCACTTAAATCTAACATATGTTTGTTATAAGGAGAAGACGTAGTGTCTAATTTAGCTATTTGATTTATATCTCTTGATCCACCATCTTCTTGATTAAATATTTTGCTTAAAGCTCCAGTTGATTTTTTACCATCATCTAGAAAAAATTTATTTGCATCTGGACTCTTTTTGAGTCCATCTTGCATATCTTTGAACCATTTGTCTATGGTTCTAGCTCTTGCTATTTGTGGAATCTCGCCAACATCTCCTATGACTTTCTTAAAAACTTTAGATTGAGTTATGTAATTAACAGCACCAATTAACCAATCTGTTACTTTCAAGAAAAGTCGACCAACTCCTAAAACTACTATTCCCATTGATTTCATTGATTCAATGAAAAAAGGAAGATATTTATTAACAGAATCAATAAACACAGAACCAAGCTCTTCCCACGTAGGAAGGCTTTTAGCTACACTCATTCCCAATTCCATCAAATAATCACCAAACTTCAGCAGCACTGCTCCGAGAGGTTTGAAAGCATTTGCAGCACGACCCACCCACTTTTCAACTGCTCCCATATCGATGGTGCCAAAATTATTTAATACTTTATTTAATATTTCAGCGACATTGAATTTTCTTAGAACAACTTCGCCGAATTTCTTTTGAAATCCTTCCATGGTTTCACCGAGAGAATCCAACGCACCGCCAACAGTTTGCGTAGAAATCTCTTGGCCGCGATCGGCAAAACGTCCGCCTTTGCTTGTAAGTCTGTTGATTGTTTCAGCGACAATGCCGTAACTGACTTCTCCGGCTTCTAACTTTCTATTAAATTTAAAAAGATTTTTTCCTAATCCCATTGTTTCAGCAAAATCTTCTCTTGAAATTCCTTGATTAGCAAATTGATTTAATTCTTGTCCTCTCAAATGTCCAACTGCTTTAGTGTCACCTAACGCTTTTGCGACGAAATGGAATTTTTCCATATCACCGCCAGCAATATCGCCTACGCGACTTAGCATTGCTGGAATTTGATCAAGCTTGACACCAGCTCCCAAAAGCATTTCTGCTTGAGGAATCAGCTGACTTGTGCGATACGGAGAGTTGATTGCAACTTTCTCAATATCACTAAAAAGTTTAGATCCTTTTTCTTTTGATCCAGTTAGACCTGAAAGAGACGTTATTTGCTTTTCGTATTCAACGCCAAGTTTGAGTGAAGTAAACAAAAACTCTTGTGCTTTTCCAGCTATCTTTTCCATTAAATGAAAAGACATTTCTAAAGCAGACTGTAATACCTTTGCACCGGCAGCCAGAGCAGCACCGCCAATTGAACCAACTCCACCACCAATACCGGCCAAAACTTTGGAAGTCATAGAGCCAGTGCCAGCGATTGCAGAGCCAATTGCCCCACCAACATTCGCACCAATGCGACCACCAAAGAAGCCAGAGGCAAAGCCAAAACGACCACCAATAAGCGTACCTGAAGCCAAGCCACCGTAGAGAGCTGACTTGTTAGCTATTGTGGATTGATCGTTATGGGCTTTTTCTAAAGCCAACCTTCTTTCTCGGGCAACTCGATTGTCGTAACCTTCTGCCGCCTTAACTGCAGTTACCCGCAACTGAGCAGCTTCTTTTGCTGCACGAGCTCGGGCTTTCATGGTTTCCTGAATAGCCTTAAGAGTGGCTTTTTCTTGAAGCTCTTCTTCTTTTAAAGCTTTAGTTAAAATACGAATATTTTCAGCAGTAGGAGCAAGTCCCATATTCTGCAAAGCAGCTCGGAAAGCAGCAGTAGTTTGCGTCAGATTGGCAAATACAGTTCTTAAATTTGTAAGATTATTAGTGATACCGGTGCCCATGCCACTGATAGTAGCTTGAGCACGACGAGCGGCAGATTCCAAACGGGAAGTGTCTGCCGCGATGGTTATATTGATGCCTTCTACGTCAATCATTTCTTATTTCCAATTTTGTTCTTATGATCACGCTTAATTTGAGCGTAATTTAATCCAAGCATTAGTCCAATATAAGCTTTTTCCATCTCCATCTGATCTTTCATGATCTCTTCGTCTACAATTGGACTATCAAGGACTAATTTTTTCTGTTCTTCTTCTTTTGGTTTTTGTAATTTTAAATAAAAGTCTTTTGGTGTCGTTGTGTTGTTTCCGCCCAGAATGTATTTTAAATCATGCACATAAAAACAGAGATGAGCAAAATACCACAAAGTAAGGGCTTGCTCATCTCTTTCATTTTCAATCTCTTGTTCTATGAATCTTTTCCAAGATAAGAATTCTGTATAAGTCATCTTATCTTTTAATTCATAAATAGTTAAACCGCCCCCTATCCTTTTAGCTATGTGATGCCAAATGAATTCTTCAGAACTCAACTCTGTTTTTTTTCAACTGCCATTTCACTGAAATTGTGACTGTCCGCAAGTTTGTAAGCTTCTTCAACAGCATCTTGCGTCCAATCATTGAAATGCTCAATTGAAAGAGGACGGTATTCGTTGTCAACCACGGCAAGGCTGAGCAGAGTCTCTTTCCAGTTAACTGCTGATTTCGGCATCCAGTTTTTCTTACCAGTTTCAGAATCAATGATTTCCTTTGAATTCTCTCGAACAAAGTCCATCCATTGACTAACTTGTAAACAAGTCATTTTTAAAACATAATAAGTTTTGCTTCCATCATCAGTTTCCAGAGTAAAGGAAACGCTTCCATGCTTCCTTTTAGATATGATCGTTTTCCGCTCAGACATTACAAATCACCTATTAAGGTACAGTGTAAGTAGGTGCCGTTTCAGCCAGCGTACTTGGATTCTCCATCGTCGGCTGGATTGTAATTGTTGCCGTTGGCTGTGTGCCTGGAACCAGTTCTCCAGGGGCAAACTTCATGATAGCCCCGTAGAACGCAAAAGTAAACCCGTCAGGCCAAGTAAAGGTTATGAGTTGATTATGACCCACAAAAGTAATAGCATCAACCATAGCATCAGAATTATACGACACCATCAAAGTAAAATCCATTAAGCTGATTAACTTTGGAGTCGTAAAAGTGTGATACTTTGAGTTAGCTAAAAGCGTTGTTTGAATGGCCTGTCCCGCATCAATAGTAGGAGGAGCCATCTGTTTGACATAAAACTTGACCGTAGGATAATCAGCAAAAGTGATTGTTGCACCTACGGATTCACTTAAACGCTTAGTTGCCATTTTTATGGTTCTCCAATTTGAATCGAAAGTAAACCTGAAAACTGAAACAGTTTTCTATTATTCTTAGTTTCATTTCCATAGAAATGAATACCAGAAGAAATAATAAAAGAATCTAATTTCAATGTGTAGTCATCTCCAGTGAACATTACGGTTCTTGAAGATCCACAAATGAAGCTTTCCAGTTCTTCGCCTTTTTGCCATCCAGCTGGATATTTTAAAGATCTAACTGTTACTGAAATGCCAAAATGCTTTATAGGCTCTCCGGTTTCGAGAATGTATCCTTCTACGAATGGAGTAGTGTCATATATTGCAATGACATTATCAGGATCAGTTGTCAATCCGCCAGCTGTGCAAAACCAATCCTTCGTACTGTCTGCTGAAACTAAGTTTTGAGACAGTAAAAAATTCAACAATATTTCAGAAGGAGCTTTAGGAATTTTAAACGTTTTCATTTCTTCCTATCTACATTTTGATAGGCAACGTTTTTGTTTGAACCAGTGACGTACTTTGTTGCGTAATTCCTATTCGTGGATAACGTCTTTCCGATGTTTCCAGGCTCTCCAGCTGCTTCTGCTTCAGCTCGACTTCTACCGCCAAGCATTTTGATAATTACTTGCTGACAGTTACCCGCAGATTCCCTTGCTGCTCGCTCCAGGAACTTTGCACAAGTAGGAGCTGCGTGCTTTGCTTCTAAATTTTCATGAACGTACAAAGCATAGTATGTTTCAGCTTTTCCACCATAGATAACTCTTGAAGTAGTGGCTTGCCGATTTCCTTCCACCACAATCCGACCGCTTGCTTTGAGAGCTCCAGTATCAACAGGTACATATTTTTGAGATCGTTGCAGTATGATTTCTGCACAACGATGTAAAGCCTCTGAAATTGTATTTTTAGCTCTGGTAACTGATTTACCAATAGTTTTATTTACAACTTCAATTCCAGTAATAGCACTTTCATCAGCCATTATGTGAAACTCACGTACAAAGTTTCATATCCACGAGAATTAGGCATATTGTAATTTTTCCGTATTTCATTTGCATCATTTAAATACGGATTGCGTAAATCAGTTTGATTTAGTTTCGCTAACATGCTCCCTGGAGTGTATTTTCTGTACAACGTTTTATCAGTCCAAATCGCGTCTTCCTCTGTCATCAAAAAGTCAGTGTAAATACGAGCGTTTGTTTCTAATGTTCGTCCATGCTTATCAAAAACTTGGTGAACGTGATCTTCGATACGACAACGGATTTCCACTGGAGCATCGTACGTAGGCTCTCCATTGGAATCGAATCCGTTTCGTTTCCAATAAACAGCCACATGAATCAAACTTACTCGTAATTCTCTTGACATTAGTAAGGAGGATAAACGTAGTATGGAGAATCGTTATCGCAGTTTCCGCCAACAAAAAGAACACCAGGTTTACGAACTTTCTTTTGATCGTTCAGTACATTCAAGTTAGCCAGCTCACCAAAAACCGCTAACATAATGGCTTGTTGTCCGTACCGTGTTAATTTCAAACCAAAATCAACACGATACTCATAGCTAGCCTGAACAGATGAAATGGTTGATTGAGTTTTTCTTGGTGAGTTGATGCAACATAAATGTGCAGCAAGCCAAGTTTCAATTAACTGCAAATCACTGTCAGTGTAGTTTGGATTGACTGCTACTACTTTATTAACAAGCATGTTTGCAGTAGCAATAAAAGTATCATAAATGACGATGTCAAAATCATCTTCAAATATGATACTTTTAATCAGATCTTCCGTCGTTCTCGGCATGAGTATTACTCAGCTGGTTGGAACTTCTTTAGAGTCTTCCGGGCAGCAGCTTCACTCACTTCTTTCTTGATGACTTCCCCTTCGGGACCGATCACCGTATAGAGATTGTTGCCGTTGACGTAGACTTGGCACTTGGTTCCTTTGGCTTCATCGAAGCTTTTAGTTACTTCCGTGCCGTAGTCTTCATCTCCAGAAGCCTCACCACCTTCTTCTGATTCCTCTTCTGAAGATTCCTCTTCTGAAGATTCCTCAGAAGTATTTTCAGGAAGTTTGTATTCGATTTCATTTAAGATCTCGAATTTGTTTACAAATCGCTCCAGAAGACTTTTCGCTTCTTCTAAAGGTAGAAGAAGTACATTATTATTTTCTTCATGAGCCTTGTAAACTTTGTCGGCGGATTCCTTGCCTTTTTCCCTGTGATAATAGGTTCCGGACTTTACGCGAACCGGAACCAATTTTTTTGCAGCCATGATTACAAATCACCTATTTCAAGTTAGAGTTTTGTGACAAAAAATATTACGAACCGTGGACAATGCCGCAGTTACCGTACTTGTCAGATCGCAGCCAAGGAACCAGGATTGCAAAGACCTTGAAGAAGACTTCAAAACCGCCAGACCCTTCCCATTGGACCATGGTAGGCATCATACCCTTGATCATCTGGATATTTGAAGAATCCATTTGAACCAGGATCAATTGATAGCCAGTCAGGTAGTCAAGAGTCACGATATCAGTGATACCTTCAATATCTTTGATACGTTGACGCAAAGTCTTGTTCATGTAATATCCGCTCATATCACGGTCGAGATATTGAGCAAAGTTCAATGAACAGTACAGCCGCCACGGACCAAAGTTATAGTGCTGACGGCTTGCCAGTTGCATAGCCAGGATATCAGCAATTGTTGCGGCAGGAGTCCAACCACCACCAGTAGGATTACTGATGGAATAAGTAATCCGGTTAGGATAATTGGTCAAACCATAAACAGTATCTCCGCCAGAAGTGAAGCTCAGAGTACCGATCGCCAATTGCTCAGCGATTTCAGAAACCCGGCGAGCAGCCAGTTCCGCAGTCGAAACATCCAAAGACTGGCCACCACGCCGCGAAGTTTCAATTTCACGGATGTTGTAGCTAAAATCCTTATGGATGATAGGAATCGGCAAGTTCACCAGACTGTAAGTCGGGCGATCCCGTTCCGACCGGCGAACGCCATCCAGCGAAATCGTAGCTTCGCTGATATCAGACTGCTGCTGATACTGGATAGTCGTTTGACCCATGGGATTCGGCAGGCTGTACGGCACTTCCTGCAGAAGATCCGCGACAAGCTTCAAACGCGGTTTTGCCGCTTTGATAATAGTCTTGTCCAGAAGTTCCCATTCGAGCTTTCGCAAGGTTCCATCGTTATCGATGAACGTATGCTTCTTGCCATTGACAATACGATCGTGAAAACCACGACCATGTTCGTCAACGTAAGGACGTAATGAGTTATGGTCAAAATCAGAATTGAGCAGCTTTTTGGCAATTGCTTGCCCCACTGCTCCGCCACCGCTCATGAGATCCTTTGCATTGGAAATCATAGCAGGACTTTCTTTCAATTCATTCATCAATTTTCTCCTTGAATTAATTATTGGTTAATAATTATACTACTGTAGCAGCAACGCGACGAGCTTTGACCCAGGCAATCGAAGCACCGGCAGAGTTGTCCAAAGCCTGTTCAGCCATGAAAAACACTTTGTCGGTAGACGTTGCTTTCTTGAATGTGCCGTCACCAGCTGACGTAAGAGGGTCGTTGTATGCGATCGCAACAGCAGCAGCCGCAACAGCGAGATAGCACCAATCACCGATTTCCGGATTCACGAATCGGCAACGACCGCCAACCGGGTAAGCATCGGCAATAGTCTTACCATAAAGAGAGTTTTCGATTGCGATAGCAACTTCGCCAGCACCGCCCGCAGTGCTGTGAACTGCAACGTTACTGACAGTGCCAACGCCAGCCGCAGAAGTTCGTTTGATCATCATGCCCGGAGTAATTGCAGAAACAGTTACGATACCTTCATCGTAATGTTCTCCAATTTCACCTTTGAGTACGATTGTATTAGGATTAGCCATCGTTAAAATCTCCTAGAGATTATTTTGAAAAAAGTTAATTACTTCTTGGCGAAGCCCCAGGCTTCCAAGTCAGACACTTTTTCGTTTAAAAGAGTCTCGTGTTTTTCATCAAGCGGAACTGTCGGGAAAGACATTCCAGTAGTTTGACCAGCATACTGCCCTTGCATGATGCTCAAAGGATTGCTGTTATTTGCAACGGGAGTAGTTGATTTCGCCAAAGCTGCAATGCCCTTGAGAACGTCAATGTCATCAAAGGCGTCCAGTTGTTCTTTGGTGAACGTATTGGACTTGTTTGCAAGAATTTGATTGATCAAATTCTTTTTGTTTTCAATGTACGCTTTCTTCATCTCATTCATAATATTCTGAGATTGAGGATCGAGCGTTTTCATCAGATCGTCAAACTTCATCGGCTTAGGCTGTTCTACCGTTTTTTCTTCCTTGTTAACCACCGGAGTTGTCGTTGTTTCTTTGTTCTGCACTGAGAAAACAGCGGTGATTTTAGGCAACAACTGATGAGCAGTGTTCATCAGCGACTCCCGATCTTCTTCAGTGAATTTGCCAGTAGCAATCATCTGATTGACGATCTTTGTTTTTTCTTCATTGGTCATGGTTTTGTCCTTAGAAGTAATAGGTTCATAAGTAACAGTTTGTTTTACTTGAACAGATTCTCCAGATAATGAAACACCTGAAGAATCAGTCTTGTAATCTATTTTGTATAGTTTACCGTCCTCATTCCGAAAAACAACATTTGTTTGGAATATTTCGTAAAGATATCCGTTCCAATATTTTCCAGGTTGTCCATACTTAGCACTTAATTGTGAATTTAAACTGGATGCGATATCATCAAAAGATAATTCCGATCCGTTATAAATTGCACCAATTTTAGACAACTGGTTTTGAACTGCTTTTGTTAGCGTCTGAGAAAACGCTTGTGGGAGCTTTCCTTGATTGACAAGTAAGCCAGCTCCATCTGCGAGACTGCAAGCCCCAATTTGATCAGGCAGAATTGCCAAGTGATCGGGTTCAAAATTCGTAACAATGAAATCGTATTTCTCTGAATTCCAAATACCAGAAGTTTCGATAATCGTGGCATCTAAGCCAGTAGAAACTTCCATTGGAGTATTGTTATTAAGAGCATCATAAATACGATTATCAATCTGTTTTAATCGGTTCTCAATGAACCAAGCTTCTGTGTCTAAATACTTTCCGCCATCAGTGGCTTTAGTATTTAAAAGAATTCCAACTTTTGAGGAATTCAAAACTCCTGCAGAAGATCGTGCAGAAATGTATTTTCCCGTGGAATCTTTAGGATGTCCTACCATAATCGGCATGTGATTCCATACTGCCGGTTTGGCGGAAATCTCTTCCTTGGAATAGTAGCCCGGTCCTTGCGAACCGTTATGCACGCCTTCAATCAGCATTCGGCAAGGAGCTACCAAACACTTTTGGCCTTCCAGGTATTCAGTTCTTACTTTACTGCTAGATTCCAAGCGTAAAGTGTAATTGACAAACTTTTTTACCATAATTATTTCCTAAAAAACCGAGAGTGAATTCACTCTCGGTATTCTATACGGAAAATTTACATCTTGCAATGAGCAAGCAATTCATTAGGAACGGCAAGTTCAGCCACTACCGTTTTAACTTTCACAGGAACTTCGGTTGCAACAATGCCCTTCGAGAAAAGCATGTTCCAAAGAGAATCTTCAATTTCAGGTAAGAATTTAATTACCTGATTAAGAATAATCTTTGCATATAACGGAAGTCCTCCGTTTGCCACAAGCTTTTGAAGAAGGTTCGTCGTATACTCTTTCAATTCTTCGGGAGCTCCATTCAGGACAGTTACAGGAACTTCGCTTACGCCACCATTGGCAGCGATCAAAGCGTGCCCAGAGATGAAATCCAGAAGGCTTCGCAGCAATGCACCCAGATATTGAGTAGCCAATGAGCCAACCAGAGTTTCCACCAACGCCATCATTAAAGCAGCAACACTCATCAAATCACCTTTTTGTTAAAAGTTCCAGGGAATGTCAATCAATCCCTGTTGGAGATCCCACAAGGGAAATCCGAAAACAACAGCCCAAGCACCGTTTTTGCAAACGTAATCTTGAGTTTCCCAATCAACACCAAAGCAGTTTCCAGGATGCCCGGCAAGCTTCGGGCCATCTGGAGTACTTCGTCCCCAGCTCTGCCAGTAACCAAATCCTTTTTGTCCGTAGTCAGATTCACTTAACACAGACACGCGAATTTGATAATGCTGCCAAGTTCCTGAAGGGCGACAAAAGCCTTTACCATCACGTTGCATTGTAAAACCTTGGCC